CCTTGAAGATTGCTGATGCTGGTGGTGTGCTTGCCTCGTCTGCTATCGTGACTGGTATTGACTTCTCGATCAACAATGCTCTGGCACCTACGTTTGTGGTTGGCTCTTCGACCACCCCGCAGCTTGAGTTTGGTATGGCTACCGTTGAAGGCACCATTACCGCCTACTGCGAGGATGCTGCACTGATTAACCGCTTCCTGAACGAGACACAGACTGCTTTGGAAGTCTCTGTGGACGACCCCACGGGTTCCTCGGACTACACCTTCCTCTTCCCGCGTGTGAAGATCAATGGTGCTGCTGTTCCTGTGGACAACCCCACCTCGCGTATCATCACCCTGCCGTTTGTGGCACTGTTTGATACCACAGAAGCTACGAACATCAAACTCACTCGTTCTGTGTAATCCCCTCTGGGGCTAGGGTGGGCTGGCTTGTCGGGGGTTGGCTCACCCGTTTATCTTTTAATCCCGACACAACAAACTAAGGACCACCCGACATGGCCGATCTATTCAATATGATCCCGACTGACGACACTATTGTTGTCACTTTGAAACACCCTCTGACTGAGGAACCCCTTACTAAAGACGATGGTAAGGAAATGACGATTACGGTTTATGCTCCCCACTCTAGTGTCTATAAGGCAATGGTGCATGAGCAAACCAACAAGCGTATCCAGAAAGCTGCCAAAGGTAAGAAGATCACCTTCACGGCAGAGGAACTTGAAAACACTACGCTTGAGATGTTGGCAAAGACTACTAAAGACTGGTCAATCCAGCTTAATGGCAAGTCTCCTAAATTCTCTGTTGCAGAGGCCTTTGACCTTTACAACAAACTCCCTTGGTTGAAGCAACAAGTGCTTGAAGCCCAAGAGGATTACTCAGCTTTTTTGAAGGGCTGATCCTTGATCTAGAGGAGTATGCAGAGTGGGATTTCAAACTCTCTATTCCTGACAAAGATGGTGTATCTGAGCGTGAACACCTACAAGAAGTAGAAAGGCAGTCTGGACGAACACCATTGGCTCTACAGGGACCACAGTTCCCAGAGTTACTGGAATATGTCTGGACTGCTTTTTTGTTGCTCAACAACACCAGAGGTCAAGGGTTCAATGGACCTTTACCGATCAGTTACCAAGAGATTGATGCTTGGCAACGAATGACACAGAATACACTACTGCCTTGGGAAATTGAGGCAGTTAAACGACTGGATGCAGTTTTCTTGAGGGTAGTGAAATAATGGCAACGTATGATCTAGGTACTATTGGCTACACTCTCGAAAATACTGGTGGCCCTAAAACTATTACTGAACTAAAACAACTTGCTCAAGCAGGTATTGAAGCACACCGCAGCACTACACAACTTTCTCAGGGAAATCGTCTTGCACAGTACTTCGCTTCTGTAGATAAACAGATCACTGCTGTAAATCGTAATATGCAGAACCACAACAGGTTCCTTGCACAAGCAGAACAGGGAAGCAATCGTTTTGGCGTAGTTACCCAGCAAGCGGGTTATCAGGTTGGCGACTTCTTGGTCCAAGTACAGTCTGGTACTAACTGGATGGTTGCTTTTGGACAACAGGCTACTCAGTTAGTTGGCATACTCCCCTTGATGGGCGCAGGCTTTATGGGTCTTAGTGCTGGTGCGCTTGTAGCCTTGAGTGCTGGTCTTGGTATTGCTATTCCTTTAGTTACGGCCATTGGTGCCGCTTTTATGCGGACTAGCGAGAGTGCGAACTCTGCCGCAAATGGCATACTTACGCTTGCAGATGCTCAAAAACAACTTAATGATGCTGCCGGAGACTATGCTGTCAAATTAGAAATGCTTCGTTTTGGTGTTGACACTCAAGCAGAGGCAGTCGCCCTAAAGTCCATTTTGGACCTGACCACAAAAATCAGAGACCTTAATAAACAATATCAAGAAACAGACAGCCTTTCTCGTCGTCAAAGTATTGCAGAAGAAGTCCAACAACTAAAAACACAACTTTCCACGCAACAAGAGATTGTGGATGAAGTTAATGCAAAACGGGAGGCTTACGAAAAAGCCCTTGCAATAAACGAACAAATGCTTGCTGTAGAACTTGCCCATGCTCGTGCAGCCGGACAAACCGCTGCGGCAGCAAGTAGTGCAGCCCAATTAGCAGATCAATTGGGGATTTCGGTTGGTCACGCCTCTCGTATGCTAGCTATGGGGTTTGGCAAAGGTAAGCCTGTCGTTTTTGATCCTCGTGATCCAAACTATGACCCAATTGCGGCTCAAATGTCAACAATACAAGATCAATACGGGACTGTATCACCTTTTGACCCCTCAAGACAGCCAAAAATCTCTGGAGGTGGTTCTGGCGGTCGATCTTCTCAACTGAGAAAAGAGATTGAACTTACCAAGGAACTTACTCAAGCAGAGAAAGATCGTCAGACTATCATTCAATCCACCCAAAGTTCTCTTGAGGAGGGCTTCATGTCTATGGTCGATGGCACTAAATCAGTCAAAGACGCTTTCAGGAGCATGGCTGCTGACATTGTTAAAGAACTGTATCGGGTTCTTGTGGTTCAGCGTCTCGTAGGTGCTATTAGCGGTGGCCTTGGAATGTTCTCTGGAAGGTCTACAGGTTCTCTTGGTTTGCCCTTTGGACTAGCAACTGGTGGTTCCGTAATGCCGGGTAAATCTTACCTCGTAGGTGAGAACGGCCCTGAACTGGTCATCCCTCGTCACTCTGGCACTGTTGTCAATGCTAATCAGACTGCTAATGCTGCTGGTGGTAACGGAACTACTGTTGTCAACAACAACATCTCTGTGACGGGTAGTGACGCTGCTATGGTTCGTGCCGAAGTTGCTAAGATGATCCCACAGATTACTAATGCCACAAAAGCCGCTGTAATTGATGCCCGTCTTCGTGGCGGTCAAATGAAAGCTGCGTTCTCGTAAGGATATAGAATGAGTATCGAGCCTTTTGCAGGTAAAGTTTGCAACAAATGCCACTTATTTAAGACAGAGTATCACAAAGACTCTAATAAAAAAGATGGTTTTTGCACGTTGTGTGCTGATTGTAAAAGGCTCAATACAAAATCTTGGGGAAAGAACAACTCTGAAAAGGCAAAATCCAACGCTCTGCAATATTATTATTCTAAAAAAGATGATCCAGATTTCATCAAAAAAAGAAGGGTGACAGAAGAGCAATGGAGAAAAGACAATCCCGACAAACGTTCAGCCAGTGAAGCTAAGAGACGTTCAAAAAAATTAAATGCAACACCCCCTTGGCTTACACCTGAACAAGAGGCGCATATTAAAAGAACGTACACACTCTGTCAAATTGCCTCGGATGCGACAGGTGAAAAATATCACGTCGATCATATAGTGCCTCTTCAGGGTGAAAATGTCTGTGGCTTGCATGTTCCGTGGAATTTGAGGGCTGTCCCTGCAAAAATCAACCTGACAAAGGGCAACAAACATGATTAGCTACCCAGTTAATACCCCGACTAATATTGGTATTGCCAACATTACCCTTATGGCTGAAAATGCTGTAGCTATTAGTCAATCACCCTTCACGTTCCAACAACAGATTGTAGCCCATCCAGGTCAAAGGTGGGCTGCATCTATCTCTCTTCCGCCTATGAAGAGGCAGGATGCTGAGACTTGGGTTGCTTTCCTTCTGAGCCTCTATGGTCAGGTAGGGACTTTCCTGTTGTCCGACCCTAACTGTCCTGAACCTCAAGGTACTGCCACATCTGCTACTCTTACAGGGTCTGCGAGAAGCACCTCCCCAACAATCACTATGACCGGGAGTTTGCTTGCAGGGGACTATATCAGCATTGGCACTGGTGCTACCACAAGGCTCCATAAAGTTGTTCAAGATCGTTCTGGAAATGGTACTATCGAAATCTGGCCTGCATTGAGGGAAGACGTAACATCTGCAAACTTGACCCTCTTTAGTGCTAAGGGCAGGTTCCGTCTCAAAGAGAACATCACTCAATGGAACATCAATGAGATTAGCACTTATGGCATCACCTTCGATTGTGTGGAGGCGCTATGAGTAGGGATATCTCTCCAAACCTTGCCAGTAATCTTAGTGACACAGTTGTTTATCCGTTCTTCGCTGTTGACATTGATTTCACAAGCGGGCCTTTGTATATCTGGTCTGGGGTAGGTGATCTGACAATTGGCACTAAAACATATCTTGGTGCTGGGCAACTTCTTAACATCTCTTCTGTAGAAGAGACTACAGAGATTGAGGCTAAGGGCGCTACCATTACGATGAGTGGTATACCTTCCTCTTTCTTGTTTCTTGCCCTTACTGAACCTTATCAGGGTCGTGAATGTAAAATTTACTTTGGTATGAGTAACAACCCCTCTCAGTATGCAGAGGTTTTCGCTGGCGAACTGGATCAGATGAATATCTCTGAGGAAGCCTCTACAGCAACAATCGCTGTCACAGTTGAGAATGTCTTGATTAAACTTGAGCGTCCTGTTGTTAGACGCTTTACGAATGAGGATCAAAAGTCTCGTTTTCCCAATGACAAGGGACTTGAATATGTTGCTTCCCTGCAAGACAAAGAAGTGTTCTGGGGAAGAACTGCCAGCTAACATTGGAGGCACCCGACATGCCTATTACCTACCAACAAGAATCTTTGCTGACTTGTGAGAAAGATGCTAAAGAACTTCTTGTTCAGCACTGGGAAGAGATTGCACTTAACAAAGAGGTAATCAAACTGAATCCAGATTGGCCTGCCTACTACCAACTTGAAGAACTTGGCATGTTGAAGGTTTTCACAGCAAGATCAGATGAAACCCTTATCGGTTATTTTGTGGTAATCTGTAGACCGCACCTTCACTACATTGACCATGTGTTTGCTTTCAATGATGTTTTGTATCTCAACAAAGACTATCGCAAAGGTCTTACTGGCGCGAAGTTGATGAAGTTTGCTGAGAAGTGTCTGAAAGACGATGGTGTCTCTGTAATGATTGTCAACACTAAAAGACATAAACCTTTCGACTCCCTGTTGGAATGGTTAGGGTATAAGCATACCGAAAACATTTACTCTAAACTGTTGAGGGATTGACATGGCTGTTTCTGCTGTTATGGCTGCGGTTTCTACTGGGGTTACTGCCCTAACTGGTGGAGCCTTCCTTGGTATTGCTAGTATCGGCCTCACAGGCGCTTTTGGACACTTTCTTATCTCTACAGCTATGGGTGCAGCCCTTAACGCACTTACACCCAAACCTAACTTGGCAGGGCTTACCAACTCCTCTTCCCGTGGTTATAGCATTGCTGGCGAGAGTGGCGCAGCCCTAGATCATCAGATTATCTATGGTGAAGCCCGTGTTGGTGGCGCTCGTATCTATGACGCTTCTACTGGTCCTAGCAATGATTTCTTGCACCGTATTCTAGCCTTTGCGGGACATGAGGTTGACAGCTATCAACAAATCTATTTGAATGATGAGGTTGTTACCCTAGATGTGAATGGTAATGTGACTTCACCGTCTCGCTACAATGGCTTTGTTCGTATCAAGCGGTATTTCGGAACTACCACACAAAATGCTGATCCTGATCTTGTCTCTGAAACCTCTGGGTTGACCGATGGTCGTTGGACTACAGACCACAGACTTCAAGGCATCGCTTACCTGTATGTTCGCTTTAAGTTTGATGCAGATGCTTTTCCTAATGGTATCCCTTCTATCTCTGCGACTATTCGCGGTAAGAAGGTCTTTGACCCTCGTGACAACACTACTGCATGGTCAGACAACCCTGCACTCTGCATCCAAGACTATCTGACTTCCGACTATGGTCTTGCACAGACTTACAGTAAAATTGCTGATACTCTTGTAGAGACTGCCGCAGATATTTGTGATGAAACTGTTGACAGTCAGAAGCGTTATACTGCTAACGGTAGCTTCCTGACCAGCTTTGAGCCTAGCCAGATACTCTCTGATCTACTTTCGTCTATGGGGGGTTTGTTGTGGTACTCTCAGGGCAAGTGGCGTATGAAGGCTGCTAAATACACCACGCCAACGATTACTCTTGATGAAGATGATCTTCGTAGTGGTATCAGCCTTTCTACCAGACATTCTCGCAGAACCAACTTCAACACTATCAAGGGTAAATTCAAGGGTTCTGAGAGTGATTGGCAAGAAGCTGATTACCCGACTGTAACTGACCCTGTGTTTGTCTCTGCTGACAATGGTGTTGTAAACACTCTCGATTTCCCTCTCCCGTTCACAACTTCCTCTAAGACTGCACAACGCATTGCTAACATTGCCTTGCGGCGTAATCGTGAACAGTTGACTTTCTCTGCTTCCTTTGGCTTGAGGGCTTTCCAAGTAGAGGTTGGAGATTTTATCTACATCAACAACACAAGATTTGGTTGGGTTGATAAACCTTTCGAAGTGACTAATTGGACCTTTGGTCTAGTTGATGGGCTTGATCTTCAAGTTCAGATGACCCTCAGAGAGATTAGTTCTGGCGTCTTTACAGACCAATCTGCAAGCGTTTTCGAACAGAACAACACCAACCTACCAAGCCCATTTGATGTGGCTTCTGTGGGCGTAGCTATCTCTGATGAACTTCGCGTCATTAATGAGCAAGTTCTTGGTGTTATGAACATCGACCTAAGCTACACGAGTGTCTATGTTGATTATGTCGAAGTTGAATACAAACTTTCTTCTTCGGATATCTGGGTGAAGGGTGGAAGAACTGATACGACCCGTCTAGAAGTTGTCGGTGTTACTGATGCTTTCTATGATGTTCGAGCAAGGGCTGTAAATCAACTTGGTATCAGGGGTGATTGGAACACGGTCAGTAACTGGTATGTGTCTCCATTTATTGATCCGCCCGCCAATGTTGAGAACTTCTTTGCTAACGTGGTTGGTGCAAACGTCCATTTGATCTGGAAGCCTGTACCTGATGCAGATTTGTCACACTACAAAATTCGTTACTCAAGTTTGACATCTGGGGCGACCTACTCTAATGCTGTAGACGTTGTAACTAAGATTGCTCGTCCTGCTAATACTGCTGTTGTACCTGCCAGAACTGGCACCTACTTTATTAGGGCATACGATAAACTAAACAACGCATCTTTGACACCTACTTCTGTTGTGGTGTTTACTGAGGTGAGTGAAGTTGAAAACCTTAATGTGGTGGAGACACTACAAGAAGACCCAACCTTCACTGGTGCAAAAACTGATGTTGTGTTGGCGACAGTAGATGGTGTCCCCGCTCTGATCTTGGACAGTGCTACTGCTTTCGATAGTGCAACGGGTAACTTCGACGATGCCCTCGGTTTGTTTGACTTTGGTGGTGGTGTTAAGGCTTTAGGCATTTATGAGTTCAGTGACTATGTTGATCTTGGTGACAAGTATCTTTCTCGTGTTTCTGTAGACCTAAGCGTTTCTAGAGTTGACTATGTAAACACCTTTGATTCTGCCTCTGGGGACTTTGACTCTCGTGAAAGTCTGTTTGATGGTGATCCAGATGTCTTTGATACTACGTCTGTAAGAACCCAAGTATCCTACACGGATGATGATCCTGCTGGTACTCCAACTTGGAGTGCATGGCAAGACTTCTTTGTGGCAGACATTTCTGCTAGGGCTATTCGTTTCAGGGCTTTGTTGATTAGTGAAGATGACACTGCCACACCTGCAATCACGGCTATGACCGCTCTTGTGGATATGCCTGATAGGGTAGAATCTCAAAGTGATTTGGCCTTTACTGGTTCAATCAATGTAACTTACCCTTACCCGTTCAAAGCAACCCCTGCTATTGGTGTTTCCTTGGCAAACTTGCAGAGTGGTCAAAGGTATGCAATCACGAGTAAGACACCACAAGGTTTCACTCTGACCGTCTATAACAGTGGCGGTGGAGTTGCCACAAATTCTGTAACGCTCGACTATGTGGCCAAAGGCTACGGAAAAGGACTTTAACATGAGTCAACACGACTTTAACATTGCTAACCAAGGTTTCCCGGCTTTTCGTAGTGATTTGAATAACGCCCTTGCTGCATTGGCGTCTACTTCTTCGGGGGCTTCGGCCCCCTCCACTACCTATGCTAACCAATTTTGGTATGATGAAACCAACAACATCATCAAGATGCGTAATGAAGCCAACTCTGGTTGGATTAGTATTGGTTTCTTGGATCAAACCAGTGGCTTTTTCTACCCCTTTGCTGGTGCAACTGCTGTAACTGTTTCTGCCTCTGACATCAATGCTGTTACAGCTAAGGTTCCTCGCACGACTTCTACTGGTTCTGCGTTGATCCCCACGGGTACTAACGG